CTTTCCAAACAAGGACTTTATGATTCTTGGGGATGCCTCCGAGATGACTTTGTTCGGTCAGCATTTGTTTAGGGATGGTGGCAAGATGCTTGTGATTACTGAAGGTGAGATTGATTGCCTTTCGGTATCACAAGCTCAAGGCAACAAGTGGCCTGTGGTATCCATTCCTACTGGGGCACAATCGGCTACGAAGGCTCTTCGTAAGAACATTGATTGGGTTGAGAAGTTTGAGAAGGTCGTGTTTATGTTTGATATGGACGAAGCTGGGAAGAAAGCTTCCAAGGAGTGTGCATCTTTATTGAGTCCAGGGAAAGCTCGTATCGCTTCGTTGCAGATGAAAGACCCTAACGAGTTACTAGTTGCTGGGAGAGGGCCAGAGATTATTGATGCAATTTGGAGTGCAAAGGAGTTTAGGCCAGATGGAATCGTAGGGGGCAACGAACTTTGGGATTACATCACCAAGGTTGACCTTCAAGAGTCTGTGTCCTACCCCTACGCTGGTGTATCAGCCATGACCCACGGAATCCGCAAGGGTGAACTGGTTACAATCTGTGCTGGTTCTGGAATAGGAAAGAGCCAGTTTTGCAGGGAGATCGCCCATTGGCTTCTACGCAACAACAAGACCATTGGCTACATCGCTCTTGAGGAGTCAGTCAGACGGACAGCTTTGGGCATCTTGGCGATTGAGGCCAGCAAGCCGTTGCACATTAAGCCAGAGAGTGTCACCGAGGATGAACTTAAGAACTTGTTCAAGGGAACCATAAGCGAGAAGTTTTTTACTTATGACCATTTCGGTTCTTTGGATTCAGATAACCTTCTTAATAGGGTTCGCTACATGGCTAGGGGCTGTGGTTGTGAATACATTGTACTCGACCACTTGAGTATTGTTGTGTCGGGTATGGGTGATGGAGACGAGCGTAGGCTTATTGATAACACCATGACCAAACTCCGCAGTCTTGTGGAAGAACTTAAGATCGGGATGATTCTTGTGTCCCACCTAAAGCGTCCAGAAGGCAGGGGGCATGAAGATGGTGCAACCACAAGCCTGTCACAGCTTCGAGGTTCCGCTGGTATTGCCCAGCTTTCCGACATTGTGATCGGTTTGGAGCGTGACCAGCAAGCCGAGGGCAACGACAGGAACATCACTAGTATCCGTATTCTAAAGAATAGGTTTACTGGAGAAACTGGTATCAGTTGCCGTCTGGAATACAGCAAGGAAACAGGCCGTCTCAAGGAGATTGCAATTCCAGATTCAGAGATTGAAGTCCCAGAAGAGTTGGAATAAAGTAGGTAAAACACAACATGAAAACACTTATATTCGACTTGGAATCAGATCATCTAGTAGAAAAGACCACCAAGATTCATTGTCTTGTCATTACAGATATGGATTCTGGTGAGACAACTAGGTACAACAGCCAGCCAAACGGAAACTCTATTGAGGATGGATTGAAGTTACTTGCTTCAGCCGACAAGATTATTGGGCACAATATTATTGGGTTTGATTTGCTGGTTATTAAGAAGCTGTATAGCTGGTTTAAAGCACCAAGAAGCATTGAGGATACTTTGGTTATGACCCGTTTGATTTGGCCCGACCTAAAGGAGAATGATTTTGCTAGGCTGAACGATGGATTCCCAAAGGAGATGATTGGTTCCCATTCTCTTAAGGCTTGGGGTATTCGGATTGGTTTACACAAAGGTGACTTTAAGGAAAACAATGGCTTTGAGGTTTGGACTCCAGCTATGGAGGATTACTGCGTACAGGATGTAGCGGTTACTTTGAAGCTATACCGCCTTATTCAGAGCAAGAATCCATCGAGCAAGAGCATTGAACTTGAGCATCAGTTTGCTCGGATTATGCAGAAGCAAGAGATTTATGGGTTTAAGTTTGATAACGAAAAGGCAGAACTTCTCTGTGCTGTGCTACAAAAGAAGAGGGCAGAAATTGAGGCTGATATGCAAGCTGTGTTCCCACCAGATGAGGAAGAGATGAAGTCTAACTTATGGGTAACCCTTGACGGAAAAGAGTGGACAACAAAGAAGTCGGCTGTAGAGGCTGGATACAAGGCAAAGGAAATAGCAAAGGGTGACAAGAAAAAGAAAATCATCCCGTTTAATCCAGGCAGTAGAGACCAGATCGCAAACCGATTCATCAAAAAAGGTTGGAAGCCAGAAGAGTTTACACCAGATGGCAAACCCAAAGTTGACGAACAGGTGCTTACGGCTCTTGAACGGATGGGCTTCGCAGAGGCCAAACCCCTCCTAGAATATCTTCTTGTCTCCAAGAGACTAGGCCAGCTTGCCGAGGGCAACGAGGCTTGGATGAAGCTGGTTAAAGCTGACGGGCGTATGCACGGCAGGGTAATCACTAATGGAGCAGTCACGGGTCGTTGCACTCATCGAGGCCCGAATATGGCTCAAGTACCTAGGGTTGGGTCAGCTTATGGTGAAAATTGCCGTAGCCTCTTTGTAGCTACAAATGGTTTTAAGCTGATTGGAGCAGATGCAAGCGGGATTGAGTTGCGTTGCTTGGCTCATTTTATGGCTCCTTATGACGGAGGTAGCTACGCCAAGGTGCTTCTTGAAGGTGACATCCATACGGCTAACCAGACGGCTTCTGGGCTACCGACACGCAACGATGCAAAGACCTTTATCTATGCCTTCTTATACGGAGCAGGGCCAGCCAAGATTGGTAGCATCATCAACAAGGGAGAGAAGGAAGGCCGTAAGATTATAGACCAGTTTCAGACCAAGCTACCAGCCATCAAGAGGCTTAAGGATGCGGTTGAGTTAGCTGTGAGTCAGCGTGGTTATTTAATAGGGCTGGATGGTAGGCATCTACCAGTACGATCTACCCATGCTTCTTTGAATGTCTTGTTGCAGTCGGCTGGGGCTTTGATTATGAAGAAAGCGACTATTAATCTTGTTACTTCTCTTGAAACACAGGGGTATAATTTTGCTAAAGATTACGGGATTGTAGCCCATATACACGATGAGTTACAGATTGAGGCAAAGTCTGGTATCGAGGAGTTAGTTGGAAAGACAGCCGTGCAATCAATTAGGCAAGCTGGTGCTGATTTTAACTTTCGTTGCCCTCTTGACGGGGAGTTTAAAATCGGCTCTAATTGGGCAGAGACCCATTGAGTGAGACAACCAAGTGAAATTGAACTTTCGTATCTTGCTGGCTATTTTGACGGAGAAGGCTGTATCCATATCTCAAAACTTGGGGGTCGAGTTATTACTATTAAATCGTGTTATCCAAAAGTTGTTCACAAATTCCATAAAGTATATGGAGGGTGGTTTAAAAAAATGCCTAACATATCTAAACAAAAACAATGGAGGCATTTTTATAATTTTAGGGCATACGGAGATGATGCCCTCAATGTTGTCAACAGCTTATTCCCATTTCTGCGTGAGAAAAAGGAGCAAGCTAGATTGTTTATTAAATATAGCAACTCAAAGGATGCTCATACTAAAGCCCAATATTCTATGCAAATCAAAAGTTTAAAAAAAGTTAAATACTAGATTTATGAAAAACACAAAAAACACACTACTAATAGACGGAGATTGGTTGGCCTTTTGGCACACCATAACCAATGAATACCCCTGTGATTGGGGCAACGATATGTGGACGCTACATGGGGATGTAAGAACAGCCCAACAGACTATTACTTCGTTCCTGTCTGATTTGAAGGAAGAACTTAAAGGAGGCATTATTAAAGTGGCTCTTTCGGACAGCACTAATTGGAGAAGGAAGATTCTACCTACTTATAAGGAGAGTCGTAAAAAAGTACGCAAGCCTCTTCTTTACCCCAAGATACGGGAATGGCTGGTTGCAGAATACAAGGCAGAGATGCAACCAACCTTGGAAGCTGACGATGTTTTAGGCATTTGGGCTACTGAACTGGATGGGCAAGCAATTATTGTAGGAGAGGATAAAGACTTTAAACAGCTTCCAGCAAAACACTACAATCCCCACAAGGCTGAAGAAGGGGTGATTGAAGTATCCAAAGACGAAGCCGATTGGTGGCATTTATTCCAAGCTCTTACTGGAGATCAGACTGACGGATATACTGGTTTGGTTGGCTGTGGCCCGAAGACAGCAGAGAAGATTCTTGGGCCTGTAGGCTCCGTTAATCTGTGGGAGAAAGTTATTAAAGCGTACAACAAGGAAGGAGTACCAGAAGAAGAAGCATTAGTACAAGCCCGTGTTGCACGATTGCTACGCAAGGGTGAGTACGAAAACAATGAGGTAAAACTATGGAATCCGTAAACCATTACACAGGTATATTATTTGACCCTTATACTAAAGTGGAAAAAGAAGTGATAGTAAAAGACTCTGGAAAGCGACAAGAGTTTGCTACAGGCTCGGTGCGGGACACAAACGAAAACAAGGGTAGGTTTGATTTGCTACCAGCTTATGCTTTGTTTATGTGGGCGAGACAACTTGAGGAAGGTGCAAAGAAGTACGACCCCCGCAACTGGGAAAAAGGCCAGCCGTTGAGCCGTTATATGGACTCTGCGTTGCGTCATTTGTTTAAACACCTCTCTGGTGCTAGAGATGAAAGGCATGATGTGTCTGCTTTGTGGAACATTGGGGCACTTATAGAAACTAAACATAGAATTGATAAAGGTCTTTTACCCAAAGAGTTAGACGATTTACCAAAACAAGATTACGGGTGGAATTGAAAATATGATTATTAAAACAA